GGACTATTTACCTACGGAGCTGCTCCGGGAGGGGGAGGTGGTGGAACCGTAACCTCAGTGGGGTTATCTTCTGCGACAAGTGGGGTAACGATAGGTGCTACTCCTGTAACAACAAGCGGAACAATCACAATTGCTATTGCTACAGCAGCCACCGCACAAAACGGTCTTTTAAGTAGCACAGATTGGAACACATTCAATGGCAAACAAGCTGCCTTAAGCGGTACTGGCTTTGTCAAAATAAGTGGTACTACAATCAGTTACGATAACTCAACTTATTACTTAGCGAGTAATCCAAGTGGTTATACAACAAATGTGGGGACAGTCACCTCTGTAGGTGGTACAGGTACAGTAAGTGGGTTAACATTAAGTGGAACAGTAACTTCTTCTGGAAACTTAACACTAGGTGGAACCCTTTCTGTATTACCTTCTAACTTTGCTAGCCAAACTGCTAACACAGTATTAGCAGCACCAAATGGAACCGCAGGTGTGCCCACGTTTAGGGTTCTTGTTGCGGCTGACATACCAACGCTAAATCAAAATACTACAGGTTCAGCAGCCTCTTTGACTACTGCTAGAACTTTAACTATCGGTAGTACAGGTAAAACTTTTAATGGTACAGCAAACGTAAGCTGGACTCTTGCAGAAATAGGTGCTTACGCTGCAACTAATCCTAGCGGTTACACTACCAACACAGGAACCGTAACTTCGATAGTAGCAGGAACAGGGCTAAGCGGAGGTACTATTACAACAAGTGGTACAATTGCTTTGGCTAACACTACCGTTACGGCAGGATCTTACACCCTTGCAAGCATCACGGTAGATGCTCAAGGAAGAATCACAGCTGCGTCAAACGGGTCAGCTGGAGGTACAGGGACCGTAACAAGTGTGGGGTTATCCTCGACTACGAGTGGAATAACCATAGCCGCTACTCCTGTAACTACGAGTGGTACGATTACAATAAACATAGCGACTGCAAGTGGGTCTCAGAACGGATTGCTATCAAGTACAAACTGGACCACGTTTAATAATAAACAAAACGCAATAAGCTTAACCACCACGGGAACAAGCGGTGCTGCCACATTTGTTTCAAATACGTTAAACATTCCTAACTATACTCTAGCAGGATTAGGATATTCTGTGCCAACCCTTGCTCAAGTTACAACCGCAGGTAATACCACAACCAACTCAATAACTGTAGGAGGATTAACAGTAGACACAAATACTTTAGTCGTAGATGCGACCAACAACAGAGTAGGTATTGGTATCGCATCCCCCACAGACAAACTGCACATCGTTGACTCAAACAACGCCAACATCTTCGGAAGAATTACTGCCACAGGCACAAATGCTTCTGCTGCTTGGGTTGCACAGAACGACCAAACTGATAATGTGGTTTATCGTGTATTTGGATCTGGAGTTTCGGGGTCTCAGATGGGAATCTCCCTTGTAAGAAGTGCATCTTTATTGGCTAACCTAGGAGGTAGTGGTAAGTTCTTAGTAGGTACTTTCTCATCTACTGATTTTGTATTAGGTACAGGAAACACAGAGAGAGCCAGATTCGTAGATTCAACGGGTAACTTCTTGATTGGAACAACTACAGACAACGGCAATAAACTTCAAGTAAGCGGAACCATTGATGGTCAAGCATTTGCTGTAAATGGTGTTAACGGATGGACAGGAACTATTATGATTATAATGAACCCTCCAGGTATGCAGAACATTCAAGTGGATAATGGTATTATCACAAATGTATTTTAACTTTGTAATATGATTAAAATACAAGACGTAATTATACCGACTAAAGGAATTGCAAAATACTTCAATATTATTGCATTAAACTTTCCTATGAATCCTAGTTCTGTATCATTCTATTGGCAGCTTTGTTCTGAAGTTGAAGATTCAGATGAAAATAAAATCGCAGGTAATTCCTTGATGGATGGTAACTTAACAATGACCAAAGAGGAGTACGATGCTTGGGGCTCGGACGATTCTTATGTTATAAATTGGGCTTGTAATATATTAGACTTAACAATTTTATGATAAACTTTAATAAAAACTTACTTGGTCTCGATGGAAAAGAAATCGCAGACACAAACATCGGCAAGATTGTCGGTCAAACACTAGTTCAATCAGGCAAGGGAGATGCTCTCAAGTTTTGGCATTGGGCAAACAAAATGTACCAAGGTGAGGAGTTGGATTTAGATCCTACTGATACCGAAGTACTTAAAAACTTCATTAAGGAGAACGAGACCATGACCATTTTGGTTAAGGCTCAGGCTCTTGAATGTTTTAAATAAATTCGTTATCTTTGATATATGGCTAATTTAGATACCCAAGAAAACCGCCCCCTTATAGAAAGCAACCCCTTAGGTACGGGGGGCAAACGCTTAAAGGTTGGGATAGAAGGACAGACCGTTGCTGTAAGCTCAGCGACTCTTTCCACAGCAACTATGCGCCAAACTCAAGGTGGTGATTTGCAATTTGGTCTTCCGATTCGGGCCTCAGAAAACCTTACTGATCCAGTAGATCGTTTCCGGGTATCTCAGCCTCAGTCAATGATTGATACCGACTTTGAATATGGTACACAGCCAACAAAGTGGGAAACAATCAATATGACCAACTACAGACCTTATGCTACTTACAACGTACAAAGCCCTTTGGCTGTTACTGCAATTTCTAGTACAGCAGGTTCTCGTGTAATTAGCGTAACTACTGGTACTTCTATAAGTGCTGGTACTCCAGTGTTTATCCAAGATGCAACATTCGAAGGTGCTAATGGTTTGTTTACTGCAAATAGTACAGGTACTACCTTTACTTATACCGCAGCATTCCCTGCTCCTACAACTGGTTCAATCTTGAACTCAAATGTAACTGCTGTTTATCAAGGTCAGATTTATACAGGTGCTGTAATTGGAGGTACTCCTACATTTGCTTGGAGTTCTGGTTTGGCAATACCTGTTACAACTACTATTCCTCACGGATTAGCTCTTGGAAACGAAATTGTAGTAACTGGTTCTTCTCAAGCAAATGCCAATGGTGCTTGGATTGTTGCTCGTATTGTTTCTGAAACACAATTCATATACTACTCTAGTATTGCTCCTGCTGCTAACCCTACTGGTGGCCAAATATTTGCTCGTCCTGTAGGATCTGTATTACACAGAGCATTTGATGGAGGTGTGAAGTTTTCTTCTAACGCTTCTTCTGCCAATGAAATGTTGGTTCGTCAGACTCGTAAATACTTCCGTTACCAGTCTGGTAAAGGTGTTATGATGTCTACAGGTTCTATTATGAAGCCATCATTCAACCCCGATTTGATTACTTCGAGTGGAACTACAGTTACAGTCAATACTAAAGAGGCTCACAACTTGCAGTTTGGTGCTAGTATTACCGTTGCTGGTTGTATTGAAACCGCATACAATGGTACATTTACAGTAACAGGAGTTATCACTCCTACTAGATTTACTTATAGTGCTCTTTCTACACCATCTGCTGCTTCGGCCTCAGGACAATACCAAGTAAACGTAAACTCTTGGGTTGGCTCTAGTGTTCGTATCGGTATGTATGACGATCAGAATGGTTTGTTCTTTGAATTTGACGGTCAAACTTTGTACGCTGTTCGCAGAGCATCTACATATCAAATTTCTGGTTCAGTTGTCATAAACAACGGAGCAACCACGGTTACTGGTACTGGTTCTGAGTATTCAACTCAGTTGAGCCCTAATGATATGGTTGTCATTAAAGGTCAATCTTACAAAGTTTGTCGTGTAATTAGTGATACTCAATTCACAATCAATCCTGCCTACAGAGGACCTTCTATTACTGCTCCTTCTTTTGCATATGTAACCAAAACTGTTGATACCAAAATTCCTCAGTCTTTGTGGAACATCGATAGGATGAACGGAGCAGGTGGAGCAGTCAACCCATCTGGTTTCAACTTAGATTTGTCTAAAATGCAGATGTTCTACATCGACTATTCTTGGTATGGTGCAGGTCCAATTCGTTGGGGATTCCGTGGTGTTAACGGTCAAGTGACTTATTGCCACAAATTATCCAACAACAACGTAAACCTTGAGGCGTATATGAGAACAGGTAACTTACCTGCTCGTTATGAAACAAGTACCGTTCCTGTGGCAAACAGAATTTCTGCGAGCGTAGGTACTGGAGACACTACAATCAACGTAGTAGATGCAAGTGCTTTCCCTAATAGTGGAATTATTGTAGTGAACAATGGCTCAACTATTGAGCATATGAACTACACAGGTAAGACTGCTACTAGTTTCACGGGAGTAACTAGAGCAAGGGCTGGTGAACCTGCTGGTATTGCTGTTACCATTGCTATTGGTTCTGTGGTAGGTACCGTATCATCTTCTGCTAACTTGCAAGTTGGTCAACGTGTTGTTTCATCTGCGTTTCCTGATGGAACATATGTTGTAGGTGTATCTGGAACTACTATTACTTTTGCTTACGCTGCAACTGCTTTGAACCCAACAGGAGTTATTTTCTCTCCTATGTCTGCAACCACAGGCCAAGCTTTTACTTTCAACGTAAATGCTCCTATTGGAGTTGAGTTTGGTGGGCCTACTGCTGCACCAATCATCTCACACTGGGGATCTTCAGTAATTATGGATGGCCGTTTTGATGAAGATAAGCAATTCATCTTTACAACAGGTACTACAACTGCTTTGTCTGTACCTACCGCAGGTAACAGATTTGCTTTGATGTCTATCCGTCTTGCTCCTTCGGTAAGTTCTGGTTTGACAGGTGCTTTTGGTATTCGTGAAATCATTAACCGAATGCAGTTGTCTTTGTTCAGTATTGGTATTTACGCACAAGGTAACTACTTGATATCGCTTGTTCTTAATGGAACTGTGAGTGCTTCTGATGTTTGGACAAACGTAGGTGGTTCTTCACTCGCTCAAGTTTGTTTTCACGGTTCAGGACGTACAATGGTAGGTGGTGAAGTTGTGGGTGGTTTCTATGTAAACTCTGGTGGTACTACTTATGGTACTTCTACCTACGACTTGAGACAGATTCGAGATCTTTCTAACTCAATCTTGGGTGGAGGAACAACTACTGTGAATACTCAGTTCTATCCTGATGGTCCAGATATCTTGACCGTTATGGTACAGGCTTTGACTACCGGTACATCTAACGTATTTGGTCGTTTGTCTTGGACTGAAGCACAAGCATAACAACAAATTATCTTAAAAAAAGAGGCAACTGTAGAAGGTTGCCTTTTTTGTTTTTATTTATTATCTTTGATATAGTATGAAATTCTTTCAGATATTTAAAGACGAACAAGGTAAATTTTCATCCAACCGCTTCGTAGGTATTCTATGTGCCATTGCTTTGTGTGCTACTATGTATCACAACTCTTTTTCTGAAGAACACGTTGCTCCTTCTGCTATTTTGGTAGAGTGTGTAACTGCCCTTGCATTTGGTGCATTGGGTCTCGGAGCAGCTAATAAAATCTTCAAGAAAAAAGAAGATGCCGAAGGATAAGCCCATAGCGAAAACAACCAAAGGTAAGAGTGCCAATTACCTACCTACAAAGAGTGGAGCAGGTATGACGGCTAAAGGTGTTGCTGCATATCGTAAAGCGAACCCATCTTCGAAATTACAAACAGCCGTAACTGGCAAGGTTAAGGCAGGTAGTAAAGATGCTAAGAGACGCAAATCATTTTGTGCTCGTAGTGCCGGTCAAATGGCAGATTTCCCAAAGGCGGCCTCAGATCCAAACTCACGTTTGAGACAGGCCCGTAAAAGATGGAAGTGTTAATATGTACAACTGTAATTTTGTAGCTAAGAAGCTAGAATATAATAACTCAAAGCCCACTAAACCTAGTGGGAAAATCAAGGTTAAAAAGAACAAATGAAAAAGACCGTAAAGAAAAACCCACCGAAACTTTCATTGTACGCATTTGGCGAAGGCAAGAAAATAAATGCTGGAGGCAATGTGTCAGTCGTACGCAAGAAAACAACTGTTAGTGGTAACGCTAATATTGGTCCTGGTTACAGGAGTGCAGACATTAGTGCAGAACGTAGACTAAATAAAAATCTTACTGTCGGTGCGAGTGTAGGAACAGGAAGAGCCTATGGTGTAAATGCAAAATTGAATATTCCAATCAAATCAAAACCAAAGAAAAGAAAATAATAATCATGAAACAACCAAAACCAAAAACCCCGGCAAAAAAATACACTCCTCAAGATTCTGTGAACTATCGTCGTATGAATGATAGGCAATTTGCTGACGAAAATAAGGCATTCCAAAATTTTCCTAAAATGAATCAGCCGGCATTAAATAGAATTGCTCGCAGGGACGACTCTATGTCTAATAGCCCATACTTCAAAGCAAAGGCTAAAGTTGAAGTTAAGAATGGAGTTACAAGTAGAACTTTGACAGAAACAACTAAAAAAGCCAAATCAACCAAACCTGCTCCTGCTAAACCAATGACTAAAGCAAAGAGCAAGTCTATGCCTGTTAAGAAAACAATGGCTAAATCAACTAAGAAATGAAAAAACCAATAATTTCATCAAAGAAAAAAGTAGCTAGGGCAGAAGTTAAGAAAATTTCACCAAAAGGAATTTCTGCTGCTCCAATTAAAAAAGCGGCAGACGCAACTCCTAATTTTGTAAATGATAGAAACTTTAAGCCAGACCCTAAAGGTAGTTCACTTTGGAAAAGAAATGAAGATAAAGGTACAAATCCAAGTAATAAAAATGTACCTAAGATTGGATACAGACCATCTGGTAGAGGAGAGGTTAGATATCAAAGCATGACAAACCAAGGTAAGATGGAGTATACATATCCTAAAAACTTTGAAACTACCCCAAATCGACCAGCTCCTAGATTTGGCATAAGCGAAGAACATGGATATGTAATTGACAAAAAATCAACCAAGTCTGCACCAAAGAAACCAATGGCTAAGTCTACTTCTAAGAAAATGGCATCTACAAAGAAGCCAATGATGAAAGGAACTAAATAAATGAAACAACCAAAACCAAAACCAGTAAAGAATACGGGATCAAGTATGTTCGACTATCAAAATATTTATAGCGGAGATCCTAAGAAACACCCAGGGATTGCAAAAGCAAAGGCGGATAAAGTAAAAGCAGCCGCTGCAATTGCCGTTTACAAAAAGAAATCAGATGCGGCAAAAGTGAAAGCGATTACCGTAGCAAAAGTTAAGAAAAAGAAGTGATGATTCTCCAGAACGATACAACCGCTAATACCCTCGCTGTAATCTCTGGGTCATCAGCAGTTATTTCCTTTGTGACTGCTTGGCAACCTATCGTAGCATTTTGTGTGGCAATCGTAGGTTGTATCTCTGGTGTTATGGCGATTATCTACTACTATAAAAAAATAAACGAATGAGTGCTCCTAAAACAAACCCCCTTCCGATTTCCTTTGATGATTTCAAAAAGAATCCAGTGGCCGGTGTGGCCTTTTGTATGTTGTTGGCTGTTAGCTATTTGTATTATGACGTTAAGACGGGCTATGGTAGTCAGATTGAAAAAAGCAATCAGAAGATTGACGCTCTTGAGTTGAAAGTTGACAAGATGGGTTACGCTTTGAAGAAGAGTGATTCTGCCTTATCTGCCGCTATTACGGAACTTCGTATAATCAATACAGTAAAGAAACTATGAGGAATCTCATCATCATCTTTTGTTTTTTCATTCTTGCTGTTGAATTAGCATTCCCTGTTGGGGCTGTTACGAATGCTCCAGTGGACGATATTGAGTTGATGCTTGCCAAGATACAGAAAAACTTGGCGATGGCCTCAGAAGTTACCCAAATGGCTCAGAAGACTAGTGCCAAACTAGTAGATGCTAAGGTAGAAGAGAAGGAAGAGTTAAAAGAGGCGGTAGTTGCTGCTGAGACCCAAGTCAAAGCAATGGAGCAAGTAAACGAGATGTACGCTGCCAAGATGATCGCCAATGGTATTGACACCACAGTTGTAGAAGTACCGGTAACAGGACCAGCATATGACGCTTACCTCAATTACGTTGAGGAAGGCGGTAAAGAAGAGTTCGACTATTTCAGAATGTACCTATGGCAACAAAAGTAAAGAGTAATGTATCTGCGTTTAGATCTAAGCCACGAGTTAAACTTCGCAGACATACCAAGCACAAAAACAAACACAAATCAAGCAAACCATATAATCGTCAAGGATAATGAAAGACGCTTGCTACACCAAAGTTAAAGCACAATACGATGTATTCCCTTCTGCTAGGGCATCTCAAGCAATTGCGAAGTGCAGAAAAGGAAGTGGAGCAGTAAGAAAAACCAAGGCGGGCTCAGACCTAAAAAGATGGGGAGCAGAGAAGTGGGTAGACACCAAGAGCGGTAAAGCCTGTGGTGCAGGAGGATCTAATGAATATTGCCGTCCGTCAAAAAGAGTATCGTCAAAAACACCAGTTACAAAATCAGAATTAAGTCCATCAAAACTCGCAGCAAAGAAAGCTGAAAAGTCAAGAGTTGGGATGGGTAAAAGAGTTACAAATGTAAAGAAGAAATGATACAAGGATTCTTGTTTGGGTTATTATTTGTTACCTTTACAATAGGAATGTCTTATCTCATTGGAGAAATAATTGAACATAGAGATGAAAAACAAAATCGTAGCTAAGAATAAAAGACCATCTTCGAATAAAGCCACAGGACGTGATTACAGCTACGATAAGGAGTATCAGAAGGACAAGGTAGCATATCGCCAAGAACTTAACGCAGAAGCCCGCAAAAAGGGTATTTATGGTAAGAGAGCGACTAAGGGTGTTGACCTTTCGCATAAGAAGGACGGAAAGATGGTATTAGAAAGTAAGTCAAAGAACAGAGCAAGAAATTCTCACAACGGCAAGTCCAGCTTAAAATAACAATATGTTAGAGCATCAAAAAAATGTAATCTTAGAAGATTATAAAATATTCAGTTTATCTAAACTTTGTAAGAAGTACAATTCCACAAGATATTTAATGAGAAGTTTTTTGGTAAAGTGCGGAATCGACATAAGAACACCACAAAAAGTAGCCGAAAACATAATCAGAGAAGGCATAAAAAAATGCACAACGTGCAAAAATGTTTTAACTTTAGAAAACTTCCACAAGTCTAAAAACAAGTGTGGATATCGATCACATTGCAAAAAATGTAGGCCTGTGGTAGATCCTTATAGACCAGAGTATTTTAAAACGTGGAGAGAAAACAATTCAGAAATTAAGTCAAAAATAGACAAAGAGTATAGGGAAAACAACGTCGAAAAAATAAAATTATACAGAAGTACCCAAGAATACAAAAACAAAAGAGCAGTATGGGATAAAAATACATACGAAAAAAGAAAAAAAGATCCATTAAAGATTTTGACCATTAGAATGAAATCTGCTATGTCTGGATCAATAAAATACCATAAAAATAATCAATATTTTAAAATTGTCGGATATACCGTAGAGGATTTAAAAGTAAGACTAGAACAAACATTTGTTGACAAAATGTCTTGGGATAACTATGGAAGAAACGGGTGGCACATAGACCATATAAAGCCATTGATAATGTTTGATATGTCAAACGAAAAAGAATTTGTTGCAGCCTGGAGTTTAAATAATTTGCAAGCATTGTGGGAAACTGAAAACTGCTCCAAAGGGTCAATGTATGATAACAAAAGACATACTCGTCAAGGTAGCAATGGTAAGTCTACCAAAAAGTAATTAAAATTTACTTTAAAATTTAACCTCTCTCCAAACCTTTACTGCTTTTCCATCCTGATAGATAATCATTGGGATAGTTTTCTTCTGAGGCGCAGCATCAACTTTCTTCTTGAGTTTTTCCATCATATCCTTATGATAGATTTCACAACCCACAACAGCATCCAGTAAATCCGTATTTTCAGTAATATAAACTTTGGCTTCTTCGATCATTTCTATTAGGAAAACAGATTCAAAGTTCTTCCTCAGATAATCAATCAGATAAGCGTTTGCTCTTTCTGCCGTGTGGTCATTCTTATACCACCCGTAAGGTCTGTCTTTGCTTAGAAATGTTTTGCCTAAGTTTCTTGGAGAGGGAGCCAGTAAATCTTGGCGATTGTTTGTTCTGTATGTATCTAAAATAACACCACCTCGGTTAATCTCAATCATAACCTTTGCGCCACCGAAATAATCCTGTAGGTTGATGTTGTTAGACATGATCAAATCTGGATCGGCTGCTCGTTCTTTGTAGAACCCAACATACATATTTGTGTCTAAGTTCTTGATTGCTATACAGTTATCAGAACCATCTCCCAGTTTGGAAGAGATAAAAGGAATCGGGTCCATTCCAGCAATGTACTTGTGGTTAGGGTTAAACCTTTCCAATAATGTAAACCTGCCTTGTTTGTCGGGCTTGACTTGTAATTTTCCATCGATATCCTTATAAATTATACATTTTTCAACTGGTGGGGGCTCAGATAAAATGATCCTTTCCTGTTGATTCAACTTATGGATAACATCAATAGGCATAGCACCATGAGCAGTAGAAGAAAACACTTCATTAATATCCAATGGATACTGCTTGATGAATGAATTCAAGAACGACTTGTCTTCAATCCTATCAAACTTTTCACGAGTTTTATTAATCCACTCGGTCGCTCCTTCAATATCAGAATAGCCATTAGGACAGAAGTTAAGAATCTTTCCTGTCTCCTTACCCTGTGCATCAATCTCAGGGGCTTCCATAATGCCCATATTCCCAGGAAGAAATACAGTCAATAGATTTAAGTTGTCAGCGTTCTTCCAAAGGTTGTTTGCAAGTTTCTGCCCAATAGAAGTAGACTCACCTGCACTTCCTCCAATTACGATTGGTGCAACCTTAACGAATCCTGATTTAACACTTGCTTGTGCTGACTTGTACACTTGGTCTGCCTTGGGGTGCAAAAAGGCCTCGTCAAGGAAGCAATGCATCGCACGATACGCCTCTAATGCAGTTGGAGTATCTACTGTCTCACGAGTTACAATCTGCGA